GTCGTGGTCCATGGCATTGATTTTCGCCACCCATTCGATGCCCTGCGCCTTCTGCTCCTCGCTGGCCTCCAACTGGTCGAGAAACACGGCAACGCTGGTGTGGATCGGCGGCACATCCTCGCCGCGCTCAATGGCTGCCACGCGCTCCAGCAGTTCGCGCCCGCCTTCACTCTGGTTGGCCACTGTGGTATCGACCCATTTTTCTGCATAAACGCGGTTGCCGGATTTTTTCACGTTGCGATTCCACGCACCGATGTGACCGACATTGATGCCCTCTGGAGAGAACGCAGAGACAAACTGCCCGTTAACGGTCGGATGACCGAGCGGTGCCAGCGTTCCCTCCAGCCCCTGATAATGAGCGTCAATTTCTGAGGCCGGATACAGGCCGCCGTTCATCACAACGTTTGCCGGTAGCGTGTAGCTCGGCAGGACCAGATGCGGGCGACCATTGTGCGTTTCGCGGCGAATAGACTGATTGTTCACCCTGGTGGTGACGTTAATCTGCATAGGCATGGTTATGTCTCGATTAGGCTGCGTGCTGGTGGCCGCAGCAGTGGTGTGAATGGTTGGCAGCGAGTGCCATGTATCGTTTGTATTCCCCCTGAGCCATCTCAATAATTTTTGAGTTAAGCGGATTGCCTTTAGCATCCACCAGCACTTCAACCTGAGAGCATTTGCAGTTGATCGCATTGGCTCCGATGGCATACCACCGCCTCACCTCCTCCGTCGTATAAAGTTGCGCGTGCCGGATGGCGTGCGACTGGCGCGTTGTGGGACTGAGTGCTGAGTAATGTAGTAACCGGATATTTAACCCCAGGTCTCGGCTTGCTTCGTCAGCCTCATCCCAGCGGGCGCGCCGCAGTGCGGTAGTCAGCTCTGTTCTGGCTATTCTGTTAGCACGACGTTTTTCAATACCTGCCTGCGCGGTCAGGTTTTTAGCCACCACTGAGGGGTGAAGCCCGCGCCCGATACCCTCAGTTAACACCCGCGCCATGTTCCGCTTAACCTCTGCTGATAACCCCTTCATCTCCTCAAACACGCGCGTGTATACCAGCGTCATTCGGCGCTGATAGGGTTCGCTCATTAGCAGGGATTGGAGGGAATGCCTGTCAGCCAGGTAGGTCGCTGACTGCTGGGACAGGTTGGCAAATGTCTGGGCGGTCCCGCGTACAACGGCAACCTCAACGTAATTTTCAGTGAACCAGTTGTTGTTCTGGTCACCTTCCACCAGCACGGCATCGGTGAGAATGCTGGCGTCATTAAGCACCATGCTCAGCAGAACCGGATCGAGCTGGTATTCATAGCGGGCGTTTATGGCGAGAGATGCCGGGAATCGCTCAAGGGCGTCTTTATAAATTTTTCCGACCTTCTTGATGCGTCTGGCGAAATCCTTCATCGCCTTGCGTTCTAACTGATCAATGCCGGTCGGGTCTTGTTTGTTGCTGGGTAGGATTGCGGACTTAGGTTTATTACTCCTCTTCGTCATCGTCGTCCTCCGGCAGTGGCTTACCCCCGCCAGGCTCATAACCTGCTGCAACACGGATTTCATCAACCGTGAACACCTGCTCCCCGGAGGCGAGCGCTGTCTGGTTGATGCTGCTCATTTTGCTGGCGCTTTCGAGTTTGTCAGAAGGTGATTGCTCGTTTAGCTCATCCCAGACGATGCTAAATTTTGCTACTGGTTTGATGATTTGCAGATAGAGCAACTTATCTACCATATCCTCAACATCGTAAGACAGATCACCCCGGCGTGACTGGCAGCGACTGTTGAAATAAATCTGGTCCTCAGTGCTGGCCCGCTCACCTGACTGGTTGCCAACGATGATGCGTGAAGGAATATCAACCGAGGCGCAAAACGTTTTCAGGTTCACCTCATAGGTGGGTTCTGGGTCAGAGACGGCATTAACCATCGATGTGACCTGTGCGCCTTGAGTAATCAGTAGCGTGTCATTACCACGATTTAGTTCGCGTGCGGCTTCGTTAAAACGCTCCTGCAGTTCATCCACAGTGACGCCATACAATGAGGCCAGATTTTTGAAATCGACCTCCTTATCGAAGTTAATGCTCTGCTGGCGTGCCGCGTTTTTGAGGAATGACTCACCAGAGCCGCCTTCCACTTTCTCCAGACTGACGCAGGCGTTATAGCCCGGCTCCAGAAAACCGATCTCATCCTCTGACATATCGCCGATGATCATAACGCGGTCAGGGTGAATCTTACGCTGTGCAGTGCTGCCGTCCGATAGCGTCTCTGTGTAGTGCCACATCGTAATAGCGCTATTGCTGTCGCGGGTGGCAACCTTCAACGCGCTAGCCCAAACAGGCGTTATTTTCTGAAGTGCTTTGCCTTTAACAACCGGTGCTTCCCAATCCTTACTGTCTTTAACGTGCAGCAGGATGCCAGCCCAACGCCCCACAAGCCGCCTTACGTCAGCATTAGCAAATGCGCGCCAGAATCGGTGGTTAAATACCTGATTGCTGCCACGTTCCCACGCAGTTACCTCTCGCGACTCGTCGGACTGCTCGCCCTCAATAACCTGCGGGTTGGTTTTCCAGCAATTTGAGGCCAGCTTATTTACCGCACCGTGAGCAATACCGCCACGCCGGTAAAGTTTGTACAGATCATCGAAAGTCAGGTTCTCTTTAAAGCCGTATTCGCACCATGCGCTTTCGCGCTTTGTATCAAGCCCCATGCCAGGGTTGAATGCCATTGCACGCGCACGGGCCATCCTGACGTCATTCAGCGCGTGATTGACGGCGAGTGTTAATTTATCAGTCATGTTTTTCCCGCTGGTGGATTTCAGGCAATAAAAAAGGCCGCCTGAGCGACCCGTTAAGAAAAAGGCTGATTTCAGCCCTATTTAACATAATGGGTCTTACCCGCCATGCTGAAACGGCACTCGCGCGCAATTCATCATGAACGAGTTATTTCTCTATGATTTCCTCGCAGCATAGCTGAAATCGGACTGCATAAACCGTGCATAAAACCGGCCCGAAAATGCATAGCCAAAAATCATAGCGAACGGGTTATTTTTGGTACTAACCACAAAAATTTTAACGCCCCTGCAGGCGTTTAGGGATCATCATGCCCATTGGTTGCGCTCCACCCAACTCAGTCAGCGCGTATACCATTGCGTCGAGGCGGTCAGGTGATTTTTTGGCAGTAGCTGGCACGTATTCCATCAACTGGTTCTCCAGCACATAGAGGTTGCCTCTGTTTGCCACCCGGCCCTGCTCATATAGCGCGGAAATAGGCTCAGCGCGTGCGAATTTGCCTTTGCTGGCATGTACGCGAATGATCCGTCCCTTAAACCCGGCGTTGCGCAGCGTCTCCTCTGCCATGTCGCCGCCCTGGTTAGTCTCAATCACTATCGCGTCAGCATCGTGCTGTTCATAGGCGAACATAGCCTTTTTAGCCCAGCCAGCTGGTGAGTATTTCCCGCTGTAATCGGCGTCCACAGAATACTGTTTGCTGTCTCCGGCACCGTAGGCACTGGCAGCAACAATACCTGACTCATCACTCTCCTCGCTGTTGGTCGCCTGCGGGTCAATGGCTACTACCGTCCGCACCTTCTCATGCTGAATATTGAGAGCATGTGAGGCGGTTATCATTGCCTCAGTCCACAGCGCCCCCTCAGCGTTGAACCGGCGAGGCCTCTGCATGTACTGCGCCTCAGCAGTTCGGCGGTGAGAAAACAGCGATACGCGGTGCGACTCGTTATGTTTGAACGGCCAGAGCCACCCGTCCGGCAAACCGTGTTCAATCGGTATAGCGTGGGTGTTTTCCGGGTACTGTTCGGAATAGCTCTGGCTATTGTCGATAATGACGGGCAGGTTCAGATGGTGCCATTTTTCACCGCTGCCACCACGCAGCAGATACCCACTCAGGTCGTTGTAGTGAATGCGCTGCATGATCACAATCATCGGGGTGGTTTCAACCGCCAGACGTGATTTTATGGTTTCGTTGAATCGGTTATTAACACCATCGCGCACGGTTTCGCTGTACGCATCATCAGGTTTAACCGGGTCATCGATAATCAATGCGCCCTGCCAGCCGGGCTCCATATGACCGGCACGAAAACCAGTAACCTGACCTGCAGCAGATGACGCATAAACACCGCCTCCAAACTCATTCCACCACATCGCCTTGCTGTCTGCGTCGTCGCGCAACTCCATCGGCCACATGCTCTGGTAGGCTTTAGACTTAATCATGCCGCGCGCGGTTGATGAGTTGAGCAGCGCCAGATTGTGCGAGTAGGACAGGTGCATAAAACGGGCGCGCCTGTTGAGCGTCAGCCCTCTGCCCATCATGTTGATGGTTGCCAGTTCGGTTTTGGTATAGCCGGGGGGGACGTTGATGATGAGGCGGTTAATCTCACCATTGATAACGCGATCAAGCGTTCGCTGTATCACGCGGTGATGCGGCGCGATGATCATCTTGCCGCCAGTGCGTTGTTTAAAAAAGTAGCGAGCGTAATACAGTCCGTCCTCTTCGCATTCCAAACGGCGTGCGTAATTCTTTTGCTCAGCAGTCGTCATCCTCCAGCATCTCCCGCCGGGCAGCTTTATATTCTTCTTTGGTCAGCGCAGTCACTTCAATAGGCCCGCCGTTCTTGCCGGTATGCTCCGCCTGCTCTTTGAATGCCATCACGCTGATGTGCTTGCCTAGTAGCTCAAGGTTTCTCACCTTATCCGGCCACTTAATTTTCTTGAGTATGTTCTCCATCGTAGTTTCATCAAAATTGGTGACGGTCGTCAGAATATCCAACCCACTTAACGTTGTACGCCAAACTTTCGGCCACTGGCTAACCATTTTCAGGCCGCCGTCCTCTTTGAGGATGTCGAGCACATCCATTTCGTCAATCTCAACCAACCGGCGAAGCACATAATCTGCATTTACCTCTACCCTTTCATTCCGCTGTGATTTAAGGTCCATAATGCGTTGCGCAATGACAGGTTTTGACAGGTTTTCAGATCCGGTTCGGTTTGCAGTCTTTTCGCTGTACCCCGCCCGAATGGCCGCTTGCGTGGCGTTCAAATCGATGAGGTACTCGCGACAAAACATCTCTTGTTTGTCAGTGAGTGCCATAAAGCCTCTGATAAGGATTGGTTATGTCTGATGAGAAATTTTTAGGTTTAACTAAGCAGGAAATAGATAATCTTCAGCTGAGTGTAGATAGCTTTAGTAAAAAACCCGTACCAGATATTCTCAAAAACCCAAATCTAGCAGACGAATTTCATAATCGCTTAATATGCTGGATAAATGATTTTCATCGTGAACTTGATAACGAGCATGAAGTTGGCGGACAATTAGCTAGTTTTGGTCGAAGCATAGAGTTCCATTTCACAGATATCAGTTACTGGAACCCTTCACTTATATCATTCATAGGACAACTTGAAGACGGAAGCCCTGTAGAACTGGTCCAGCATGTGAGTCAGATCAATGTGCTTCTTATTAAGAAAAAACGCCTATCTCCTGAAGAACCAAAAAGACCAATTGGATTTGCAGCCTGGGATGAATATGACGCATTTAAAGGTGAAAATTAATATTCAATAGGGCATTTTCAGCTCATCATAAATACCGAAGCTTTGGTTGTTTCGCTCGAAATTGAGACGCACTCAATATTAAATAAGTCAACCGGCACTTAGAAAGCCAGGTTGGCTTAACCTGCTTGCTTAGTCACTACAACCTCAGCATCTGTACCTGATGCCACGCGTAGCCAGATCACCCATGGAGCGAATACATTTAGGACGCGACCGGCCTGATGCCAGGCGCTTGAATCAGCACTGTCAGCATACTCAACAAACCCCTTAGCGACCGTTACGTGGCCGCTGTTAGTGCCGTCAGTAATCTGGACAGGCGTTCTCGTTACGGTTAATGGCTCTGACATATTTCTCTCTCTTTTTCATTGAGCTGGCCGTTAGACGGCAGTTATCACCAATGTTGAAACCATATCGCGCAGCGTTACCGTCAGTGCGCAGGTTCCGGCAGTGAGTATACTGACAGCCGCCTGACCACCAGCAGATGTGCTTATGTGCTGCACCATGCTGGGGTTAGATATCGTCCAGACCGCGCCGTCTGCGCGTCCGATTTGAGCGCCGGTTTCACCACTAACGAGGAACGCGCCGAGATATTGCCATCCTTTAGGGGCGGTGGCACTCAGCATCGTGTAATGCGTGCTGTCTACCTGAGTGACATACCAAGGGGAAGTGGGTGTTTTATTGCTGTCGTTCTGGATGAATATTGTGTCGGATGGTGGTTTGTTCTGACCGCCAATGACGATTGCGCCGGGTGCTGATATCCCCGGCATATTGGTGCCACCAATGACAGTGGCATCGAGCGTTAAAATCATTGTTTAATCCAATAAAATCCGCCCATAGGCAGTCATTTGTCAGGGTGGAATTTGAATCCACATTCATGCAGTATCGGCCACGTGAACCACTGTCTGTTCTAGCTAATGTCATGATTTGTCTCGTTAGAGCTTTAGCTCGGCCATCACCGCACCAGACTCAAAAATCATAACCCAACCTGCTGATGGATAAAGCACAGCAAGCCGACTCAAGGGGCTCTGAATAAGTTGACGACTTGTTAAATATTAAATTTATCTTGATAATAACGGTGTAAATTTGATAGTGGTGTTACCAGTCTCCTAAACGTAACCTTTGGGTAAATTATGAAATACACTCAGCAAGAAAAACTCCAAACAATGATGCTTTGTGAAATTTACAGAGCTTTAGGTATTCAAAACTCATTTAACCCAGACTTGATAGAGGAGGCATTGAGTAATGATCAGTATTGGGCCATTGACTGGGAATACCCCGGACTTCAATCAAATGAAGATACTCCTGAGGACGTAAAGCTCTTTGTCGATACGTATGACATGTACAGCATACTGAGGTATACGTACGATCACCTCGATGCGACAGGCAAACAAGAGGTTGCCGAATCAGTCTCCAGTTTTGATGAAGATTATCACCTTAACTTCCCGGGCTTCGATGGGAACAATGAATCGAAGTATTTGATTATTGGCGGACTGCTAAAAACCATGGGCCGATTCTCAGGCGAAGCGGATTTGACCAAAAACTCACACATGCCATCAGTTGATATCTATAGACGTATGTTACAAGTGTTTATTCCTGCAAGAGCTAATCATTGGGTGCATGGGGTTGGGATTTCTAAGGAATCCTTGATTGATACCCTGAACGAACGCATTCATCCGCTCAACCGCTAACATGTTCTTACACATAGATTTGCGTGTCGTTCAAATTGCTGAAGTCCTAGCAATATTACATTTTTCACTTTTCAGTAATTGACATAATTTTACCTGTAAGGATTATTAGAAATGCCTACAAAACAAATTTATTACCGTAGTAAAGGACATTCTGAAGAGACATACATTTTTCTTGATAAGCTTGAAGATGGCACTTACCAAATCCGAGCTGGCAACTCCTACCCTGTCAGCCAATTTCATTGGGATGGAGAGGAAAGCATTCAGACTGTGGAGCAGTTTCTAATCGACAACCCATCTTATACTGATAGAGTTAATGAAATTATTGCGGAGTTTAAAGCGGGTGCATAACTCAATTTCGAGACTGAGGGTAGGTTTCACTTTGTACTGTCACCATTGGCAAACTGTGAACAGATTTTAGAATCCATTTCTTGTTGACAATTAGAAGAGCGGCCAAATTCAAACTTGGCCGCCGTATCAATATTTTTATTAAATGAACTAATGAAGATATTGAAAGTAACTTAACTCACATGACTTAAGAGGACTAAAAAAATGATTAAGGCGAACACACCCGGCTATAAAGATATTTATTGCATTTGCCACAATTCAGATGAAAGCGATCAACCCGTCATACTGATTGTAAAAAGCTCGTGGGCTAGGGACATAGCACTTGCTCAATTTCAAGAGGACGGATATCAGCCAAGAGATTTCAAGCTGGCATCTATCAGAAAATGGATGGTCGACGGCGCGGAGCTTGACCTTTCTATCATGCACGTTACATCTGATGGTGAAGTTTGGTTTGATGAAGGCAGAACTCGAGCAATCGTCGCTAATGAAAAAGGTTATGATGACTATCCCATTGCTACAACTCAACGCCATGCCGCGCATCTTAAAGAACACTGGGGGTCGGTGTCTGGTGCTAAGAAAAATTTTGACTTTACCGGATGCTGGGAAAATGACAATTCCGCTATCATTTTAGGAAATTTGTGAATAGGCGTTATTTTAACCTCATCGATTGGTCACCATCCAATTACTCGTTGCGTTCAAATCGATGAGGTGGTCGCGAGAGAACACTTCTTGTTTGTCGACGAGTGCCATATGTCAATCTTAGGGATTACTTCGCTATGAACCTTTTTATATTTCGTAAACTATTCGATACTGACTCGGTGAGTAACGCTATTGATAGCACTGATGATTTAGGCGTTGTACTCAGGCTGCATCTAGTCACAGAAAGTTTTCTTGAAGCGTTTATATGCTCTGCAATTCGCAAAGAAGATTTATTCGAAAATGATCCTAAAGATGGCAGAGCTTTCAAGTTAAATTATTTTAAAAAGTTAGAATTTGCAAGCAGACTCGGACTCCCTCAGCCAACCTTTAAGGCATTGGACAAGCTAAACCAACTTAGGAACAACTTAGCCCATAAAATCCAGAATGACTTCATAGAAAATAGTGTCATCGATTCTTTATCTTCACATATCAAGTCGATTGGCGGTGAAGACAAGGTTCGATTATCAGATGAGCGTGCTGAATTCTTCAACCCAGATGGTAGCAAAAAAGGAACTTATCATCTGAACGGCTCTGATACTCCTAATCGTATCAAGCTAATGATACTTATATCATCCTTAATACGCCGTACAACAGGGAAGTCACTAGGCTTCTATCAACTTCATACCTACCATCAGTTCACAATGAAATCTGATTAAGGCACTGCTCTCTGATGTA